CGATCGACCTGGTGCGTGCGCACATCATGAGTTTTCACTCGTGTTGTGTTGATACCCATTGGACGGGCACCTCTAATATTTTTAGAGTGTGTGATATATGGGTCGAGTGCGCGATAGCAAGCGCACTCTGTGCACTAGATTTACACTGGCTGGTAACCAGATGAAAGTGCACTGGTTTTGGTGCTACGGCAGTACCTCATCACCATGGCTGCGGTCAAAAGATGAGACCACGATGTTCTTTAGTGGACCCCAACGTGTAATAAAATAAGGCAAACCATCATAGCCTGGGGACCGCCACACATCGGTCTTGTGTGTGGATCACGGATTTGCAAGATTAACAATAAATGCAATTGTAAACCAAATATGAGAACTGCCCCCCCTCAATTAAAACGGGGCACCAACGCGCCTAAGAAGAGCCGTGCGCCCAAGAGCTCTTCTAAGCCACAGCAGAAACCCCGACAGCGTTCATCTGATGCCGCGTCTGGGCACCCAGCTCGACAGGTTCATGCTCTTGTCTCCATGGCCAATCCATTCCACAAGTGTTTGGTTGAGCCGACTGGCAACATGGTACAACCTAAGCCATCACAAAAGATTTCCGTCGTCGCTGCTGTTTCTGTCACAATGGCTGCCGGTCACCGCGGCATTTTCGTTGTGACGCCCAGTATTGCCAATGATCGTGTTTCCCTTTGGGGTTACACCGGCACTCCGGGCGATCTCGGCCTTGGCACACTTGCCACGCCGGGTGCTGGCCTTTCATTTGTTCAGCTCTCTTCTCCTTCCCCGTACAGCATTTCCACGCTTGCGGGTCGCGATTATCAGTATCGTTGTGCCAATAACGGTATCAAAATCCGTTACCAGGGCACCGAGTTAAATCGCGGTGGCCGAGTGTACATTCTCACTGATACTGAGTTTTCCATGTGGCGCACTGGAGAAACGCCCTCTGCCACCGTTCCTGGTTGGGCAACCACCACTGTAATTGGTGCCATTGGCAACTCGTGCGTAACTGCACCCCACGTTCGCAAGATGAACTTCTCACAAGCCACTGAGTTCACTGCTGGTAACCATTCACGCTGGTTCGACGAGGGCACTTGGATCACTATTCCAACTGCCGCCTCAACGGATGGTTATTCGCACTTTTATGAGGCTAGTGCGGTTTCCAGCTTGAACGCTCTTACTACCAGTGGTACTTTAGTTATACCAGGTAGTTGCGTTTTCGTTGTTGATAATCCTGCCACTGCTCAGTCTGCATTTGAAATTGAGATTCTTGAGAACTGGGAAATTCGCTCGCAGCGTGACATTCCCTATTTACATACAACGCAAGCCGCACATCCGGTTGCACATCAGGTAATGTCTGCTCTCAAGGAAGCTGCAATTGGCCAGCATCACACGCAACCAATTGCTCCACTTAGCAAAGTGATCAAGCAGGTTGCTTCCAGCCCCGAGTTCAAGAGTGTGTTGAAAGACACACCGATTGTCTCGGCGGCTCTCGCTCTGTTATGAGAACAGGCGCTGACACCATTATTTTGATACAAACCGTGTATGCCGCATTTTCTTCATTCGCCATATTATGTGTTTGTTTCGTCAGCTGTTCTTTGTTCAGAGCAATTCGTCACCGAGTTGACTTTGACGACGTTTTGTAAAATTTTTCATCGTCTTCTTCTCCGTAACATTTAATTGCAGGCGGCGGTCCGCATTTAACTGCAAGCAGCACATTGTTTTCTTTAAAACAAAATTTTCGTTGCTGTCATGAACCCCAGTGCGTAACCAGTCGCACAATAACCCACACCTTTTCTTTAGGATCACTGTCCCTTGTGATCCTTTCTCTATGTTACATTTGTTTCACTGTCGTTCGCAGCGATATGATTTTATTTAGCTTTTCCAGTGTGATCCACTTGTTTAAAA